GAGGTGTAAACCATGTTCAAGATCACAAAAGACGGGGCGACCGTGGCCATGACCGAGGCCCCCAACTACATCAAGCAGGCGGAAAACGGCTGTTTCGTGCTGTGCCCGGAGGCGGAGGCCACGGGGATCGCGCACAACGGCACCGTTTACCACCTCCTGGGACGCCCTGACATGGCGGGGGCAGAAATCACGGTCATGCTGGAAGAAACGGACGCGGGAGTGGAGATCGCCAAGGCGGCAGACGCTACGGGGATCGTGTTCGTCACAATGGCGGAGGCCGGAAGCGTGGACGCCACAACGGCGGCGGAACACGCGGACCTTTTCGCGCCGTGGGCGGTGCCGGTAGCCTATACCGTGGGCCAGATCCGCAGATATACGGACGGGAAGCTGTATAAATGCGTTCAGGCCCATACGTCACAAGCGGACTGGACGCCGGACAAAACCGCAAGCCTTTGGACGCCGGTTTCCGATCCGGCGGAGGAATGGCCGGAATGGTCCCAGCCGGTTGGCGCACATGACGCATACAGCAAGGACGCCAAGGTGTCGCACAATGGCAAGCATTGGACCAGCACCGTGGACAGCAACGTGTGGGAGCCTGGCGTGTACGGGTGGACGGAGGTGTGAGCCGTGGGCGCTGCCTACATCGTAAGAAAAAGAGCGCGGTTTGTGAGTATCAACGGCCCCGTAAACCTCCGGTATGGTACGCCTGTGGACGCTGTGGACGGGTTTCTGGTACATAATGGCCGCCCATTGTGCGCGGTCACCAGCGAGAGCGCACACCGCTATTTTGCACGAAATGACGACGGAAACGGGAAAGCCCGCGGCGCCCTGATCGGCGCCATCACGGCCAAGCTGGAGCGGAAAGACGCCGGCCATCAAATGCGCTGGGATCTCCTGTGGAGCGACCCGGAGGCGCAGAAATTACGCCACCCGGATCATGCGGATTTCTGGCTGTGGGGCCATGCCTTTTTTGAGGCGGACATGGCAGACCTGGAACACGTCGCCGGGCTGATCGGCGCGAGGAGGTGACGCTGCCATGGATTATATGAAGCTGGTGGCGGACCTCTGCCAGATCATTGACCGCCAGAACGAAATCACCAAGGCCATGGTGGCGCAGCTGGGCCAGCGCGACGCCCTCCGGTATGAGGAGGAAATGGCGGCGGTTCGGCGGGACTACGATACCGCCATGGGGGAGGTGGATCCGTGCAAAAACTAATTGAAACGCTGTCCACCGTGAGCGTAGGCCAGGCGCTGACTGGCGGCGTCACCGTGGTGGCGCTGGTGTCCGTGTTTATCGAAATTACCCCGGTGAAGATCAACCCCGTTTCCAAGTTCCTGGCCTGGCTGGGGCGGAAGATCAACAGCGAAGTGATCGCCAAGGTGGACAGGCTGGAAACCGAGGTGCAGGCCATGAGGAAAGCGGACGGAGAGCAGGAGGCCATAAACTGCCGTTACCGGATCCTACGGTTCGGGGACGAAGTAAAACACGGCACCCGGCACAGTCAGGAACATTTTGAGCAGATCCTGGCCGATATTGACGCCTACGAAATCTATTGCAAGGATCACAAGGATTTCAAGAACAACAAAACCAAAGTGACCACGGAGCGGATCCTGGACGTTTACCGCAAGTGCGTGGAAACGGACGATTTTTTGTAATGGGAGGAAGCCGTGAAAATCTTTATTGTGGCCGCGGCGGCGTGGGCTGCCGGTGCCCTCCTGGGTTATTTCGTGGCCCGGCTGGCGTATAAGCACCTGCGGAAGCGTCTGCGGACGCTGCGGCAGGAACGGAAGCCGCCTAAAAAGAAAATGGGCACCATGGACAGGATCCTGGTTCTGGAAGCG